GAACCGCGTCATAGGTCCTTTATATCGTGCTGGCGATCGATAAAGAAAAAAAGGACACAGCCACCGGGGGTAATCCCCGGTGGCTAGTCTTCTATTTCACCTTTATACGTAAACGCAATGCCCTCCGCAGTACACGCTTTCTCGATCATCTCCTTTAGCAGTAACCGATGACAGAACGCACCTGCCTTACAATAGCAGGCGATAGCGACCTTAGGCTGACGCAATAGCTTGTCCCATTGTGTAGCGTTGACCCGATAACTCGTACGCATGAGTCGGTAATACTCGGTGCGGTACTCTTCAGCTGAGATCCGACCCGCCTTATAATCGCCGAGTAATTTAGGAGTAGGGGCAAAACAACGGTTACCGCTGCGCAGAGTAATGTCCAATAAAGGAATATCTTTCGCCTTAACTAACCGCCATTTTGCCAACTGTACTGTATAAAGCTCCATTATACCGCCAGAGATGGATATTGGGATTGGATGAGGTACCCTAAGGACTTAGGATCTGTACTAAGACCTTTCGCCATGATCGCTGTCGACTTGAGTGGATCAAACGAGGTAAAGACCCTGATCGCATCGTCAGAGGCATATCGAAAGAGGGTATAGTCGATAATCAACTCCCCATCTCGATCATAGGTTAAGCACCCTTCATCAATTAGATTAAGGTTATCGTAAAAGGCTTCTGCCATGCCACTATGGGCCGACTTAGGCTCAGCACGATCTAATCGATAGCTATTAAGTAAGCGGCGAACTGTGTCCCGACGCAAAGACGGTGTAGCACGGGAACCCATTGCTTCAATGATTGCCGCGACCTGCGCATGGTTACCTGAGTTGGCCGCCGCTAAGGCGACCTGGGTCTGAATAAAGAGTTGCTCTTCAGGGGTTAACTCCGCTGCTTCAATCTCAGCAACAATTTCCTCAGGCGTTAGGTAGGGGGTCTTAAGGATCGTTTCACTGTTCAGTGTTGCGAGAGTGCGCACCTTTGTCGGCAGAGGGTGGCGAGTCCCTAAGTCACTCAGCGTCTCCAGTACCTCTAGACGACTATCTCCCCGGGTAATACCGGCATCTAAATACAGGTCGTCACCGTTTAATTGTCCGCGATCCATGGCCCCTAAAATCTGATTAACCGACTCGACGTGTACCGGTAACGTCTTGTTATTCAGTGACCGGTAATCGTCCGGTGACATGGTAGTCTGGATGAAAGTCAATAGGGCATTGATCTCATTAACACCCAAGCCCCGGAAGCGGTTAAAGAACTCAATGACATCTACCGCCAATGGGAATAGACTCTTGAGGAAGCTGCGGAGCTGTCCCACCGACAGGCCCAAGGAGAGTAGCTTCTCGAGCAAGAGTTCAAACCCACCCTGAGAGAGGGCAGCTTTCAATGCCTGTAAGTTTTGACTCAGTGCCCTTTCAGCTTCTTCTGGGGACTGACCCTCTGCAGCAGCTTCCTGTGCAGCAGCGGCAGCAGCAGCGGCCCCTTCAAACGCACTTAAGATTTCCCCCTCACCGTATACGTCAACAACCCGCAAACTGTCGTCTGGACCTGTTTTAAAGACCGACTCTTTAGGTGCTACCGGCATGGTTAAACCCTCATCCAGTTAAAAAAAAAAGAGGACCTGACTGATCCTCTTGATTTGCTATATTATCGCCTAGCCTTAGGTGGCATTGGGCGATAGCTTAACCAACGTCATTGGGAAGTCCTTAAGTACCTCCAACAACGTATCCCGTATCCGTGCCCAACGTCCACCTGCATGACCGGTCCCGATTAAAGGGAAGACGAAACGAACGTTCATTCCCTTATAATACTCAGCCAATCGATGACAGACTGTGGTAAATGCCTCGTAATCGAAGTGCTGCTCATAGGCCGGACCATACCGATACTGGCAATAGAGATTATGTACAGATATGATGTAGTAGTCATCAATCTCCACACTGGCCATTGACCAGTGGCCAAGTTTCTCACGATCTCCTCGCCCGGTCATCTGATCGGCAATTTCCACTTCAGGCCACGCCATGGCTATGGCTTTCGCTGCGCCTGCCCCCATGCGGCACTGACAGTTTGCATTGTGTATAACGACAATGTGTTCAGTCCAGTTCTGTGGGTTTGTTTCAACAACGTCGACAAGGTTGCCGTACAACACATCCATAATGTCTCCTTAGTGTACCTTAGGGTCGGCTTCAGGTGCGTAACTGCAGAATAGACACGGCATGCTCCAGCCAATGAACCCATGTTGATCCACATCGCTTGTATAGTAGAGTTCCCCACCTACACTGGGGAGGGCCAGAATGCGATTCAACGGCATATCCAGTGTACGACCCTGTGCCTCTATGTGTACGCTGTGCATTTCCTCATCCACAATAACGTTCAATATGGGATCTCGAATGACCCGACTGCCCTCTGACAATTTAGGGGCGAGCCGGGTATACAGGGTGTAAAATCCATCATCCATATCACTGCCTCACCATCAGTCTCTGCCACCGCGTATCGATCATGCCATCCTTGTCCTGAACCAGCGTATTGCTAAACGACATTCCATTGAAGTAATCCGCCGGAACTGTCATAGGCTCCCATCCAGTATACCGCATGCCAACACATTGGAAGCGAGGATCCTCGAACCCCTCTACAATGTAGAGTGTGTCAGGAATAGCGGTTTCACCCGGTTTAAGGGTAGGGGTATTCCCTTCACGCAAGGAGGCAATCAGTGGATCTTCAACGGCACCGGTCTCGCGGTTAATCACATCGATCGCTACGATGCGGGTTTCATCTGATTCCCGCGTGGGAATAAGGTGTACCTCAAAGCGTATGGCCTTAAAGCGGCGGCCTGCCGTCAGAATTTGAAGTCCCTGATAAAAGTTAGACCATGTCAAGCTGTCACGGGACAGTGCCTTAACCAGGTTCCCTTTAAGGGAGATGATATCTGACTTTGCATCCGGTCCCCGAGTCTTGAGTTGTTCCTCATACCAGTCCTTGACACAGCGGTCCCAATCTTCAGCACCGATTGGCTTTATCCCATGGGGTCCAGAGCCCGCCACCATTAGGGTCTTGGCCCAGAGTTTTGCCAGAATGTCATTCGCCCTGGCAAAAGCGGCTCTAAGGTCATTGAGCTTAGGGCGCATAGGGGATGAGCGCGTTTTCTTCATAAAGGTCTCCACTGACTAAAGTGACAATAGCAAGTCCACCAGTGAACGGGTACCACTTTCTAAGGGCGATAGCTTACGTTCTACATAGTGAGGCTGTATGTCCACTAAAGTCTTCAGCTCTAAAAGAAGGGCCTCCAACGAAGCCGTATATTTACTAAAAAAGTCGTCCACTGACATACCCCGGCGGTGAGTAGACTCCACCAGCCACTGGTGTGCCGAGGCAACCCCTACTTTAGGGGCGATGCCAGTTTGAACATAATTAAGTACACCGTCCTCTTCGAGTGACCTGCGCATAGACGCTACTAGATCCAACATTACCGTGACATCGGCTATGGTAGATTCAACCTGTAGGGTTCTTAATATTGCACGGTCTGAGGCACGGTGGCGTAAGCTATATAAAAGTGTAACGTAGGTTGCCAGCCTGTCGTAGTGTGTGGCGTTACGATCCTCCAATTTAAATAAGGTAAATTCCATGCACAGGCGTCGTAACCCATGCAGTAACTGTTTGACCATTCTGCCTCCTATGGCGCCTATAAGGGTCACAGTACACTCAATACATCAAGGTAATATAGGTTTTGCATTCACACGATTGGACTGCACGGTATGATTGTATGACTTTCACCTGCCTTTATTAGGGGTATACCATGAGCAGTCCATTAGACACCACCCCTGCATCAGTGTTAAGGCTTGTGCAGGAAAGACGTTTAGCGTTAATCAACGGCAAAGCAGAAGAGATTGATAAAAACCAGGTACAGGTTTTACGGGACTTGGCTAAAACCAGTATCGATGAGCTGCGGGTTAATGTCGAAGCAGAAGGGCTAGAGTTGGAACGTGAGATGGCGCAAGCCTTTACCCGTATTGCGGCTAAGGTTACGACCAACCCCTACTTACAAGGGGAAGTGGTTGACCGTCCTGACGTTACGCTCACGCACGATGACATTCCACCCGTTACACTTGTAGAGGGGGAAACGGCTACTGATCCATCTGATCTGGATTTCAAAACCTTTACTGATACAACCCGCATGTAGTGAGTCCCACTGACCCTCAGGGGTCAGTGGGCTCTATATCGTCAGGCAACATAAGGCTAAAGTAACGCAGGGGCATCAACTCAAATACCGCCAACTCGGCAAAGAGCATTCTAAAGGCATTGCCGATAAAGGTTTGAGGCGGTACCTCACCGCTACACTGTAAGATCTCCGGTGCGTAGAAGTCCAACTTCGGCATAGGGTTTTCGGTTAAAGCTTCACCGTGTAGCGTGAACCATTCATCCAGGTCATGCCAGATGAAGGTGTTGTACTGTGCAAGCGTGGTTGGAGTGAGCCAGTCGACTGACGTACTGGTTAGGCGAACATCGTCGATCTGTGTGACGGAGCGTAAGATATCACAATAAAGCGATTGCTCTTCGTCCGTAAGGCGATACGGGTGCGTATTAACAATCAATCTAAGGGTTACGATATCCGGCTTAATGGCATCCTTGCTCCGATACCGCTGCTGGATGTCGTACAGTAGAGGTACGACAAGGGTAGCCATGGAGAGCTTAAGGGTCTCAATGTCACGGTCTTTCCACAGCCGTTTAAAGGCATCCGGATTGATCCGATCATCGAGCAGCCAAAGCTCATTCGTACGTCGACTATGGTACCGGTCGTCTTTCAGGATATCCGCGGCTACCGATTGATCTATGCGAGCCACCGTACCCATGCGGGTATCGAGAAGGCTATCCATAGACGCATAGACGGTGTGATACTCCTTGTCTGAAACCATTACTGCTCCCCAATCGTGTTATCCAGGTGTACTGACAATAGTAATGCGCGTAGCGTTTTAATTGCAGTAGGTTTGCTGCCTAAGGCTTCGATCGCTTTAACGTTAAAGGTACCGGATTCCCGAATAGCTTCCTTCATAGCGGCTAAGGCTACATCATCACCGCCTCGTACTTTAATCAGCTCCAGTAGACTGGTTTCCAAGCCTTTAGACTCGATCACCAATAACTCAGGCAGTGAGATCTTCCCGCCCTTAGAGTCGCCGGTTACCTGGCCAGAGAGATGGTCAACAACCCGGTCATCCTCAGGAATCGACTGCTTCTTAATCAGGTGCTGTGACTGACGGCGCATGGCCACATCCAGCACCATGTACGATAATGGCGTGGTGTATTCCTCACCCGTCTCGGGGTCAGTTAAGACGAGTTGTTCAAAGAACTTTGCGCCTAACTCTTCGCCAACTTTAACGGTGCGGTTAATGTCAAGTTTGATGTCATTGGCATTGGGGATAATGAGGTGGATGGTTTCACGTCCACTATCCAGCGCATCAATCCAGCGTTCAAACTCAGCGTCTGACATGGATTTAAATAATGCGGTGTACAGGGCTGCGTTTACGTCACCGCCCTCTAATTCCTTTAGATATTTAATTACAGCGGCTTCTGCTGCTTTACGGTTAGCCATACTAGACCTCTAGATAGGTGGGTTCTATAGAATCCAGTCACCCCACTACCCATACTGGTACCGCTCCATCGGGTACACGGTCTGTGTGGTATCCGGTAGGTTATAGTCCACGATCAGGGGTATGATCAAATGCTTGAACTGAGCCATGAATTCAGGTAACGTATTGCACCGTAACAGGGCCAAGGCAGTGAGATCTACCGGGTAGCCTCGGCTGGCCAGTTGGTCCAGCCAATAGTTGGTTGCCCATCGAATTTGGTTAGCTGCAGGTACTCGGTTTAGATTGGGGAGGTTAGCCGAGACGTGTTCTAAGAACCGCTCGGCATTATCACCATCGACCTCAATCATAATCTCGTAGTGCATGCCGTTGATGATATTTGACATGTGTCACCTTTTATGTCTTTTTAGGGTACCACCAGGGTACATACTGACCTGCCCGCATACGGAGTAGGTCCATTGTTGAGAGGAAAGGTTTCTCTTTTGATTCATCGCATTCAAAGACCCAGTAGTCGCGGGTATCTAGCAGAATATCCCAATCATACCCGAGCTCTTTAATGTCCTTATAGAGGACGTCTGGTGTGACATGGAGTGCAGGGTCAATGTCGGACCAATAGAGCTCCATCTGACGCAGCTGTGTAACAATCTCCAATGCCCGACACAGTTTCGGATCTTCATCGATCTTGCTACGGATTGTAGTGCGGGACAATGTCACCTCAGGATAGATATCCAGTACGTACGTGGTATTGTTGCCGCTGAAGCCGTAATTCTGACCCTTCAGGAAATGGAAGTTAGTCAGATGGGGGAGTAAGCCTTCAGACTGTGAAATGACCAGCTCGAACTTAATGCCCGAGGGGCCATTTTTGTTACGGGTGTTGACCATGTGTACCACAGTCAGATCCGAGGTACCGGCGATACGGTCAGAGTCTGACTTCGGATATCGAGCAGACTTATCTGCACTCGAGTTGTACAATACCTTCGCATCGAAGATCTCGAACAGGTTATTGTTAATGAACGAGAACTTCTCCGGTACACCTTTGGTCTTAGTGCCACTGCGAGAGTGGGTCAGTTTAGGGGCCTTAGGGGCATAGGGGTCCATCTCTATACCCATGCCAATGTGAGCCACCAGGAAGAAGTAAAGACCACCTTGTACCCCCATGTTAGGGAGCTGTGTGATAAGCTGTGTCTTAGCGGCACCGTCCTTCATGAACTGAGTGTTTGCCCCAGACTCACCGACTGCATTCTTGTCGACTAACTTATCCTGTACCGCTGACACCTTAAACTCAGTCAGACTGTCAATATTAACCAGCATCGGTGGTAGAATAGCAATCTGTTTACCCGAATCGTCATAAAAGGGTGTACCGATCTCCAGCTTCTTACTGGCCTTAGCGCGCTCACGAGACCCTTCTTTGATTAACTCAAAGTAGTCGTCACCCAGAATATCAGCGGACTGGGTAAGGCGCAGCTTGTTAGCCCCCTCAGCACTGGAGAAGTCCATGTCTTTAAGCTGCCAGTGTCGATTGGCGGCGCGGTTCAACCGCTTGTAGGTCATGGAGTTTTCAGTATCGTACGCGGCCCCTTGAGAGGGGCTGTAACGGGCCATGACCGTAAAGAAAAGGTAATTAAGTATCTCAGACTTAAAGGTATTACCTGGTCCTGCAATGGAGTTAACCGTGGAAACCCCTGCATTGAGGATGGACTCGCCATGTTGACCCAATACGTAGTTTCCAGTCGGTATATCAAACACAGACCCTACGTTTAGATGGGGGCGTAATTTAGGAGCCTGTGGCAATGAATCAAAAAATCCCATTATCGTAATCCTTTCAGAGTGTCCTGTAGTAAACTATACCATCAAGAGGGACGGTTAGTTTTAACTGCAGTATTTCTTTGCGCGGTTAAACTCCATAAACGTCTGATTGGGAATCGCCGTAACAAATGTAACACCCTTGTGAAAACTAACCACGATAGCGACACCTTCATACATGTAAGTACCGTTACGACCACCAATTAGAACATCAATCCCCCCGCCCATCGCCAATTCCCCTTCTTCAAGCTTCACGTGCGGCATGGGTGTTCCTGGAACAATAATAGCTCCATCCGGATGTCCCACTGACACTATGTGTAGCGTGTTACGTTCTAGGTCTAACACGCAGTTTGTCTTCACTGGTGGCCCGAGTGTAATCTTTTCACCTGCTGGATGTTCCAAGAAACGCTTGACTTGGTCACTGGTACCACGGCGTAGTTTAATTTTAAAGTCAGCCATGCTCGGATTCCTCTAATTCATTGTCGTCCCAACCTACGTTAACAACTGGCACATCAACCCACATTATGCCGTCGTGAACACCATCATTATACCGCTGTGCAACTTGGAGCGTCTCACGTCCATCTGGTTTACGTGCAAGTCGTAATGCTTTTGGGACAATACCCACACTACGCGCAGATTTGCACTCTCCAACCGTATTTGCCTGGAGACTGTCGCGCATTTCATCTACTCGGTTAATTCCCATTGCTTTCTCCTGTTGTAATACAGGATCGCAGTGTCATGTTATTGTAAATTTACACACATAGTACGGTTACTGCCTAAATCGTATGTCCATTGATTATTAGGGCATTCGCCCCTAACCCTCTGCCGAGATCGGAGTTTTTATGAGCAACTTACTATTAGTATCCCTTCTAGAAGACCAACAGGCTGAGGCTGAACTCCAGTCAGTTGGTATTGAAGGGTTCACCCATTTGTTTGATTACCTGTCTGAGGTAGGCAATTTACTCTCGGGTCACTTTGGTGACATACTGAAGAAATTGGAACCGATCAATGCAGGCAGTGCCTTTAGTCGTAACCTGGTGAAGTTGATGGGTGAGATTCCCTACGACGTCGTCAGTAAGATTACCGTCTACCATCCCGTGGGTCTGTCGGAGTACATGGTGCCGTTTATCGTACACATGAACCGTTCACTGGAGATGTTGGATAAAATCGATGAGCGCCTGTATACGCCGCTCTCAACCTACATGGGTGAGCTATTGAGTCAGCCCGACAGTGCGGATAAGCTGTGGGTCGCCCGGGATCTGAAGCCAGTGGACATTGAATCAACGAAGGCAACCTTCGAGTCGTTCTTTGACCCACGCATTAAAGCACGTAGTACAACACTGACGGCTCCCTTTGAGAAACTATACCGCACCAATAGTGATTTTCTGGAAGCCGGCAAGCAGTTGAAACTGCTGATCGAACGCATTAACGGCATTGACTTTAACCGTATCCGTAAAGCGGAAAAGACGCTGTCTGATCGCATTAAAGCCTACGCCGATTACGTACAGAAAAACGAAGACGCTGCGATTCGTAACAAACAGTCTCTGCGTAAGCTGGCGGATACGGTTCGCTCTATTGCAAATGAAACTGAATATTTCGCTTTGATGGTCTACACGGCTAAAACGGTGCAGGTTGCCGTTTCAGATTCTGCTGAACGCCTTGAGAAGGCCTTAAAATAAAGGAAAGAGATATGTACCCTACTGTATCTGGAAATACACTCGATAGTGTAGCCGTGGAACAATTGTTCAATCTGGCTAATGGGTTAAGTAATATCATAGTCACATACGGTGACGAGTCCAAAGCACTACCGGTTGCTTGCGCCTGTGCCAGCGGCATCATTAAGGGCGTTGGGCTGGAAAGCGGTGAAATTGTTTCCATGGAAGGCATTGTGGATTGGTTGAAGAAGACCTACAATGCGATTAAAAACAAAATCAGTGACGCAATGGATGCCGTATCGGCTAAACTGTCAAAACTGTCCAGCGACGTTAAGATGCATAGTAAGGAATTTGACCTTGCGGTTAAGCAGTTTGATCGGGTGAAGGATAAAAAGGACGGACCGAAAACTGTAACCGTGGGCCCTACAATCTGGACACTTCTGATTGGTGAGAAGCTGCCTTCCGATCTTGCGCGTGAGTTTAAACGCCTGTACGATGAGGCGCCCGACACCGGTGCCGCCAGTAAACTTATCGAGACACTGGTGGACGGAAGCACTGCGAAGAAACTGCACGATGGATACAGGAAGGGCGGACTCGGCGACGCCGTGGGTGAACTGCAGGAGCTGAGTGACTCGACGCAAGAGGCGGTTGAGAAAACCACTCTGAAAAATACTAAACCCGTCAAACAATCGGACACAAATTTCAAAGGTAAGATCGAGGGTAAGCTCGTTGCAACGGACTATTACCTGGGTAATTGGCGTGCTATATTTGAATTGCCTGCCGATAAAAAGGACATTGGTAGTACCCAGTGGGGCACGCAAAACATGCCAGGCACGGCCGGCAAGGATCGCTCTGAGTTAGAAACACCGACTCTAACCGCTGGGGAAGTGGCTAACGCCGTTGGTGCACTGAAACCTATCTTTACCCAGTTGGCCGATAGCGAGAAAACCATCCGGGCACTTACAAAGGGATACAATACTCTTGTTAGTGCTGCAAATGAGATTGGCAGTTTTGCATCCTGGAGGGGGGAAAGCAAAGAGTGGTTTGACGCCTATAATAACCTTATCCGATACCAGCTAGACGTACTTAACATGATCGGTAGTCTGTATGCCGTCTATGGTAACCGAACATTGAATTCTGTCGCTACTTATACCCGGTACGTTAAAGCCTCTACCAAGGCTTTAGAAGGGTAAAGAAAAAAAAGAATACTACACTCCACCGGGTAATCCCGGTGGAGTGTATGCTTATTTTGGCAACGATCCAAGTCTTAGGGTGTAAGGGTTGACAGTGTAGCCTTGGCGTTTTAGATACCCTAAAATACACATCTTAAGGTTATACTCCTCATTACGAGGATGGTAGGTCAGACGGTACTTACCCGTATACTGTTCTGTACCTACACAATAGTCATCAAATCTCTGGACGATTGTGTGGGTTCTAGAATGGGGTGCCTCGTAGAAGAATACGATCGTAGTGCCTGGTACCATATGCTCTTCTAGCTCAAAGTGATATACAGTAGTCATGCACACACCTGCTCCGCTAAGGCCACTACCCCATCTACGACATCTGGCGTAATCTCCCGACCCACCAGGATTCCATTAGGGTAATCCTCCCAGCGTTCGCGCATGTGGGCTATAGCGTCTTCCGGAACCCCATGTACGTTATCGTAATCGCCCGTGCACTGTACCACCGCATAGGGGTGACCCATTGCCATGTACGCTTCCATCTCCCACAGACGGGTAAAGGTATTAGACACCACTACCGACTTACCTTCCTCCAAGGCAGACTGCACGGCTTCTTGACACCACGCGTGGGCATCCTTAATGCGGGTACCGTCATACTCGTATTCACCCGACTCCGTTATAAAGTACTGGTCGGCCTCTACATGTTTAAAGCCAAAGCGCTGCTTTAATGCGGTGGCCAGGGTACTCTTACCCGAACCCGGTAATCCACGTACAATAATGAGCATCTGTAATCTCCATCATAGGGTATATATCTACAACTGTAATATAGGTCTACATCTCAAGTAAACGGGCTACCTTGTTACGCATCTTACGACGCCATACAATCGGCATCCCCTTACCGTATCCTTCAAATACCTCTATTAGTTTAAAGAACTTGCCTCGGTGTGGCTCACCATAACAAACATAAATATAATCGACCCACCCAGGGCCCTGCCGAAGACTAAGCCGTTCTCTTATTATTTTAACCGCATCCTCATCTAACTCTACTACGGACATTCCATCAAAGGTACGGTAGTCTGGCTCATATAGCTTAACCATCTCTGTAGCCCTACAACTCAATGACATACAAACCGGCTGTCTCCAGGGAATCCCCCTGGAGACACGGGTCAGCAGACCCACCGGTAGTGTGATTAAAGCGTAGGCTTTAGGTTACTAAAAGGACTTGCGTAGATGGCACGGTCGTCGTCTGCTTCGATGATTACCGCGTATCGGAACCCGGCGTTCTGTTGACCGTATTTAACCAGCACAACTTTCATATGATCGACTGTTTTACCCACGGCATTCAAATGGTTGCGGGTAGGGAGGTCGATATTGAAGGTGAGGGTTAAACTGATCGTCTTATTGCCGTGTAAAACAGGGATCGTGACGGCGGCGTCGCTGCCTTTAATCTCCTTTAACAACTTCCACTCTTTCTTACCTTTGGTTACTAAGTGTTCAGTAATGTCCAGGTATTCAGTGCGGGTACAGCTGTGGTTAGTGGTATAGCGTTCTAATTGATCCAGTAGCTGCATTAAGGTGTCCACACCTTCATATGCGCGTCTGGGTGGTCTGACGTAAATCGTTAGCGGTTCTCCTTCCACCGTAACAATGTTCAGTCGCTTATGGTCCAAATGGGCCTTACCGTGGACGGTCAACTGCTCCCAAATCGCGGGCTTAGTGACACGGTCCATCATCATAATGACCGGCTGGACAAAGTCATCCGGGGTTACTGCATTTTGATGCTCAATGATTGCTTCAAACTGCTCAACCGGATTCGGGGTTACTAACACCGACATTAGGCTGTCGGGTGCTTCCGTTCCAAAGTGCTTACCGTTAAACCCACCGCGGTCGTCAAAGTTCGCTGACAAATAAATGTGGCGGTTATCGACTGTACGCATGGGGGTATTCGTGGTGAACACCAACCGCTTACCCGAGATGAGTTTATTATAGGACGCGGGCTTGGGCCTACTGGACTTAGCAGCGCCCTCTGTACTGTCAGGGGTTTCCTCGGTGCCCTTCACCTGAATAACGAGGTCTTCTATTTTCTTTTCAGCCGCTAAACGGCCTCGGTTCGCATTCTGATCAGCACGCTCATTGCCAGGGTCATCGGAGTGACCCTTTACCCAGTGGTAGATGAGTTTGATCTTACGCTGCTTTACATCCTGTTGAAGGCCGTCGATGGTTTGCCACATATCCATGTTGGAGATGGCATTACCTTCTTTCGTCTTCCAGCCATTCTTGCGCCATCCTTTTATATGGCGCTCTGCCCCATCCAGTACATATCGACTATCAAAGTAGACATGTGCTTCTGCCCAGTGACCGGCTAACAGCAGCTCGAGTACCCGAATGTAGGCCAGTAGTTCGGCGCGGTTATTCGTGACGACGTCACCAACATGACCAAAAATATCGAACTCGTTACCTGCATCGTCTTTACCGTAAATACCCAAACCCCCCATGCCAGGGTTAGGGCGCGCTGAGCCATCACAGTAAAGGGTTAATACCTTACCTCCTTCCATTGCCTTAATCGCACTATAGCTATCGTCTTTAGCCAATAATGCATTACTCTCTTCTGCGCCTGCAGGTTCGTGTGTAACGTCCTGCTTATTCTTCTTCGCACGTCCCATCTGTTCTTACTCCCTCGAGCCAGGTGTCAATTTGCCGTGTCCGTTTGAGCAATGCCTCTACCAGCTCTAACATACTGTCACGAGTCTGATAGGGAGTGATGTCAAATGCATCTTGCTCAATTACCTTAACCAATCGCGTACAGAGCGTCTTCTGTGGCGAGGCATCGGCAGAAGGTGGACCGGAATCAGTGAATACCTGGGTGGTGATGGAGGGATAAGTGGTGGTTTGTGCGTACCCTGATCGGTGGTCAATCAGGGTGAGTTTAAGCTCCAGCGGTGGAGGCGGTGCGGGTGGTTGAGGGGAGGGTAGTATAACCATGCATCCCGATAACACACTGCACCCTACCAATACCGCAGCACGTACATACTGCATTAAAGTTCTCCAGACTGATATTGCTGTAAGAGTGCTCGATAACGGTCCTGTTCTGAGGGCATCGTCCTGATAGGCTCTTCGGGTGGGGCAACGACTGTACATTCTTCACTGTTAATGGGTGTAGGAGGGGTAGCTACAGTGTCAAAGTACCAGGTGGTACCTGAACCCGTGACTACCCCTATACACCCGTATACGAAGTACAGTAGTCGGTGTTTCAGCATAGGAGACTGTCTAACTTTCGTTAGGCAAAATCGCAAGAACGCTTTCATTAGACCATCCTTATATGGCGTTCTAATATGGATGTGAACCAGATGATTCGCTCTGCGATTATTTTTAACTTACAGGCATGTCCAGCTCACATCACTAACCTTAGCGACGTGTTGGTTAGCCTTCAGTATACCGCAACTACGGATGCGGGTACACTCGTGCACGGTACATATTTCCTTACCGTCCTCTACAATTCCCCAAAGATCGATACACTCCCACTCCATGGCATCCAGCACAGGGAAATAGGCATCTGCCAACTCTACTTCAGTATTCACTCTCGTTAGGTAGATACGGTTTGTATACGGAAGTGCATCCGCGTATACCTGAGCGCCCCCTACTACTATGGGCTGTAAACCAAGATCCAAAATACGGATGATGGCCTCTGGTAGGGACCTGACAATGATTAACCCTTCTTTAACCGGATAGTCTTCTTGTGACGTAATCATCACCGTCGTACGGCCAGGCAGAGGCTTACCGATAGACTCGTATGTTTTACGACCCATAATCATTGCCTTACCCATGGTCGTGTCTTTAAACCACTGAAGGTCTTGAGGAATGTGCCAGGGAAGACCACCACCTACACCGATCGCCCGATTGAGATCATGGGCTACAATCATTTCCAGTTCAATCATACGGACACCTTCGCTTTAATAGCCGGATGCGGATTGTAATCTTCCAGAATAAAGTCTTCGTATTTATAATCGAAGATTGAATCGGGCTTACGGGCAAACCGCATCTTGGGTAAAGGTCTAGGGTCCCGACTAAGTTGCTCCTGTACAATGGTGGGGTCCTGGAGGTGGTCCTGGTACAGGTGTGTGTCACCGGTTACATGGATGTACTCGCCCAGCTCTAGGTCACACTGCTGTGCAATCATCATCGTCAATAGTGCGTAGGAGGCGATATTAAACGGCGCGCCGAGTTGGCTATCACAGCTACGCTGCAGCATCATGCAGCTTAGTTTGCCATTCTGTACGTAGAACTGAAAAAACGTATGGCACGCCGGTAGGGCAGCCTTGCCATTACGGACATTGTCCTGAGGGGATATAGATTCATCAGGAAGGTCAGCCGGATTCCAAGCACTGACAATAATGCGTCTGGAGTTAGGGTTCGTCTTCAACGTATCGATAACATTTTGAATCTGATTAATGGTACGTCTAACTACCGCTATCGGATGTCCAGTGACCTCATCCAACACTAGGCCGTGGTACGTGTATCCCTGCTCAAGGTACCTGGCAATCCCCTCAGGGCGAATCATTTTGGTATCGTCCCAGCTCACCCACTGCTTGGAGTAGATTGGTCCTAGGCGACCATCCTCCAGTGCCCATTCATCCCAAATGCGTACACCGTTCTCTTTCAGGGTATTGTTGTTGGTATCGCCGGAGAGGAACCATAAGAGTTCATGGATAATGGATTTAAGGTGAACCTTTTTGGTGGTAAGCAGTGGGAAACCTGCGCTCAGGTCAAAGCGTAGCATGCGACCAAAGACCGAGCGCGTACCTGTACCTGTACGGTCGCCCTTATCAATGCCGTTGTCCAAGATATCTTGGAGCAGATTTAGATATTGCTGCATGTGTAGCCCTCAATAGCTTTACTGAATTACGATTACGGATGGCAAGGTGTTAACGCGTGGGTCGGGTCCAATTCATCGAGGGTCCGTTGCAGGTCCCCAACAGTTATTATTTCCATTGCCTCAGTGTCACTCATGGCAACCCCTCACAGCTCAAAGGCAATGGCAGGGCTGTGTTCTCCCAACCAACGGGTGAAAGACTTCCTTACTAGGGCATGTGCGGATGGAAGATACTCAGCGTCGTCAAAAATCACCACACTCACGCCATCGAACAGACGATGAAGTTCGTCCAAGTCGTTCCGATATAGTTTGCCGATCTGTCGCCAAGTAAAGATTAGGTGGCCCTCGTCCAATGCGTCAACTCGGCTCAGAAGGGTTTGAACCTGGGTGGCATCTCGACAAATCAAGGCCACGTCGCTGCGGCGACCGATGACGTCCATGGCCCACGTGGACTTACCGGACTGACGGGGCAAACGGCTGCCGTAGGTGCGGAGCTCTTGAAAGAACCGACCGGGGTCGCCCATGGCGTGGCGAAGATCGAGTTCGCGATCGGTACCTATCAACTTTAGGGCGTGCTGTTCAGCGTGCGCCAGCGTTTGATTCAGCATCTCTTTGGTGGCTTCGTACATAGCTGCTTCCTTTTCATTGTTTTAAACTGGCTGTCCGTCGAGTACTTCCTGCTCATTGTAGACAGGTAGGCAATATCGACATTTCTTGGTTAGGCTATATGCCCAGGTTTTACCGCCATCTATTGTACATTTGTATCCGTAAACGGAGCGGGTACCTGTGCCTGTACGGTCACCCTTATCGGTGCCATTTTCGATAACGTCGGCGGGTAGATCTGGATACTGTTGCATTATTTACCCTTATGTTTATTAAAGTGGTCATTTGCGTATTCGATAACGTCAAATAAGGTACCGGCAGGCAAGACTGCGCCTGCCTCAGTAAGATACTGGGTGGCAGCTAAATACCCCACCTTGTCTTTCGTAAAGGGCCACTCTGTGTGCTCGTTTACATCCATCAGATATTCTCCTCACTCTATGGGATAGTCTCCTACCCTATAAAGAAAAAAATAAATGGCTAGGGGCCCTATGGCCCCTTCCTTATACGGATAAAGCAATATCGAACTTTATCCGTCCACGCTTCGTAACTACGGTACCGGTTACTTGACCCAGGTCCTTATCTACCACGATATCGCCACGCGAAACGGCTTGATCAAATCCAAGTTTCAGGTTACGATGCACATCGTTCCCTTTAAGAACCTTAGAGACCGTAAAGGGCGATACGTCCAGAATACCAGCCAGGTCTATCTGAGAGATGCTGTACTCCTTACTCAGCGCGTGTACGACCGCCACAATAAGGGCGTCGGGGTGTTTATCTAAAGAGGTCGTCTCAACCGTAACATTATCAGTTGACCCTACAATATCCTTTACCGCCTGCACATCACACTTCAGAGCATCGGCGATGTCTTCCACACTGACATTATGTGCCAGTGCCGCCTCCACCAAACGGTTACGTTCACGCACCACGTCATGTACGCGACGACCGACACTGTAAAGTTCTTGTTTAAACTGCTGGCTCTGCAACATACTGTACTCCATTGTACCAGATTCGATAAGGTTCTGGTCTTAATCCATATGGTTTTACAAATACGTACCCACCTTTCAAGGGACTTACGGTTACGCCTAAAGGATAAAGGGCCTCGCTTAAATTTTCAATTAACCCTCCCTTTAACGTTGTGCGCTTCAGCATAAACTTAAGGTCTTCTTTGGATAAGAAGGTGGTGGGTGATACTGGAGGCGCTGGGACACTTAGAAAGGTTTGTTGCCGTGCGAGTGCCTGAGATATTGCGGTTCTCTGGTAAATTCCCAGGGCACCGTCTAGAAAGACTAGCAACTCATCGAGCGGCGGCAAGTCACGCTTACTACTCATACTCACGACCCTCTATTCGTTAGTGGGGTTAAGGGTATCGTACCACTCAGCACGAGCACCCTCTATAAAGTCCGGATGAATAGGAAATGCATCCGCCCGATGGATGCCCTCTGGGTTATCAGGAGAGGTAGACCGATCTACCTTTACAACTGCATAGCCAAGATCACTCCACCAGATATCGGTGACTGTTATCGCGTCTCCGGCCTGGATATCATGACTATCCTTACCAGCAATCATTGTGACGG